CTAAGTGATCCCAAAAGGTTTTAAGTTTCGTGCGATTATGAGGGTCACTCCCGGTGGTATTGCCACCCCCGCTCACAGGATGTCGCTTCCCAAGCCCGAGTTGATCACGGTGCCCAAGTCCAGCTAATCTACTCGCCAGTAGATAACGAGCGGCTGAAACCTACCCATGAGTAGATATTACCGTGCCAGCCACTGCCCATCCGTTCAGTGTGACAACAGAGTCAATCACTGCCTAGAAAGTAGGCACAAGCTAGACACCGAACCTAAGCAACAA